ATAACCACATCAGTACCAATGAAGTTACGGATGTAACCCAACTTTACAAATTCACTCTCAATGTCGTAGCGATAGTTGCCATCGGCAGGAAGAATGTTTGCAAGAGCAAGCTGAGTACCAAGAACAACAGGTTTAATACCGCCATTCCATGCGGTAACTTTCTGTGCAAGTGTTACAAAATCGGTCTGAGTATAACCAACAACTTTCAAACCAGAAGCACCGGTTGAAAGAGCAGCCATAGCAGTCACGAACGCATTGTACACATCAATGGTAAGCTGAGTCTCGAGAGAGCGAGCTACCTTGGCTACGAAGTCAGCAAGGGATTCCTTGCCAGCAAGCACACGGTAGAGAGAAACACCAACGGTAAGTTCGCGCTGTTCGGGGTTGATAACAACCTGCCCCTTGAACTGCTTGTGAACTTCGCTAGTCCTCTTAGCGCGTCCGGCTTTAGAGACCACGAACAAATCACGTGGTTCTACATCAAATGCGGCGGAATCGCCCCATCCGATAGTGCGAACGTCAGAATAAAGACCAATGCTGTCGATGATGGTCTCAGGGAGAATCATATCAATCATTGCAGAAACAACTGCAAAGGTTGCCCAACGAAGAGTAGGATGTGTAGCCCAAGTTTCCAGTGGGAACGCATCAAAGCTCTGAACACCAGCAACACGCATAATCTCTTTCTTAAGAGCAGCGTTCATTGCAGCTTCCTTCTCATCGAAGGAGATGGATACAATTTCGTTGTCCTTGTTAACGGTGGTCGTAGAGAATTCTAGCCCCTCTGCACCGTTGCGGGAACGATACTGATTCCAATAATCGTGGAACATCTTGTAGACAGCCAGATTATTCTCACCTGCGAACATAACAACCTGTGCAGGAATTTTTGTAGATGATATAGTCATTTTTTCCTCCTATAAATAATTTTCTCAGATTAGGTCTGAGGAATAACTTCCATCAGATAAGCGGTAACGCGCTGATTGTCCATTGCGCCAGTTCCGATGCTGATATATTGAGTAGCGACATATGATAGAGCAATGCAAGAAGCTGATTGGGTAGCACCCCAAACAAACTGTACCTGTGCGTTCGTGGCATTGGCAAAAGTATTAACCCCTTTTGCACCAGTAAAGCAGTCAGCATCCATTAAGAGCAAATCGCCAACAAAAGGCTTGAAAGCACTAAACGTGCGACCCGTGACAACATAATAGTTGCGAACGTCAGGGTCTAACCCACGATAGCTGCTAGTCCAGACCAGTTCGGGGTCATAGACAATCCAATCCTTCATTATGTCGGCGGTAGCAGGAACTGTAGCAGTCCAAAGCTCAGCCTCACCAGTTGTACTGGATTTTGTTAATAGAGCGCATAACCCGCCATTTTCCAAATCAGTTGTTTGAGAAATGCAGGAACGATTCCATGCGTCTACATTGGTTGCAGCGATAGCAACCGGAATCATTACACCATAAGACATTTTATTTTCCTCCTATAAGATTAAGCGGTAACAACTTCGAATTGATAAGCGGTTACGCGCTGAGTATCCATTGCGCCAGTGCCAATGCTGATGTATTTCAAAGCAATGTATTTCGCGCAGAAAACCGTAGTAGAAACCGCATGCACCCACTCGGCGGTGAAACCACTAGCATCAGTAGCTTTTATGTAGAGGTCAGCAGGGCCAGTACCGGTTGCAAGACCATCCTCGGTGATTGTAAAGATATCACCGACCTGTGGCTTGAAGATACTGAAAACCCTACCTGCTGTAACATAGAAGTTACGAACGTCAGGGTCTAACCCACGATAGCTGCTAGTCCAGACCAGTTCGGGGTCATAAGCCATCCAAAGGTTAACAAGACCGTTGGCGGTAGATGGAACGATGGCAGTCCATACTTCTGCCTCTCCGCTGGCAGCACCATAGCTGCTCAGTTTAAGGAGATAACCATTATCAATGTTTGAAGCAGATACACAGGAACGCGTAAAACTGTCAACATTAGCAGCGGCAATTGCATCAGGAATTAAGATAGAATGAGTAGTCATTGTTTATTCTCCTGATTATTTTGTGCCAGCCCAAATATCGCTATTTGGTTTAAGTTTTCCGGTAGCCCAAGGATTGCCAAGTTTCTTGACTTCTTCCTTGCCGTGTTCTCTTATAGCAAAATCGAACGACTTTGCCTTTACATACTGTTTCCACTGTTCGAGGTCAGCATATGCAAATTCGTCAGCCTTTGCAGCCATTTCTTTCTTGGCTTCATCAGGAAGTACAACCTTCTCAGCCATTTCGTTCAAGGTCTTCTCAACTTCGAATTCCTTCTTCTCGGCTTCGATATCGGCTTTGAACTTCTTAAGTTCCTCGTTCTCAGCCATCATAGTCTTATCTTCCTCTTCTTTTTTGGCTAGTTTTGCTGCCAACTTGCACATCTTGGCGTACATACCGCTCATGATAATGCCGGGTTCGCAGAACTCGCCTTTTTCAGCCTTGGCGCATTCGAGCTTAGCCATCTTCTCTTCTTCGGCTTCGGGGTCTTCGCCGTCTTCCTCAGCGAACATTTGGCTCATTTTTCCCCAATCAAAGTTCTTAGGAAACTCGAATTTCTTCTCGTCGCCCTTGCCCTCTTCCTGTTCCTTTTTCTCTTCGGCGGGAGACTCTTTCTTCTCTTCCGCAGGAGAGCCTTCGGCGGGTTTTGCAGCCATTTCTTCTTCTTTCTTTTCTACTTCATCTGCCATTTTTTCTTCCTCCTTTTCGGGTTCAAGCCCTAATTTCTTTCGTATACCTTCTGCTTTGCTTACAGCGGCAGTTTCGCCTTGCCCCTTGGCTCTACCAAGCGCTGCCACCAAAGCACCAGAGTTATATACGAATTTCCCGCCTACTTCTTGCATTACGGGATATTTCAACGACTGTGAGGGATGGTCTTCCCATCCGCTTTCTACGATGAGATAAACATCATCGACCAAAGACTTATAATTACTTGCACCCAATACTTTATGCATGAGTGCTGTCTTGTCAACATCACCCCAAGCCGTATTGGACACAGCCTCTTTGGATTTGTCTGTTTCAATTGCTTCGCTTTTTCCCAAGTCTTCCTTCGCAAACTCTTTTTCTTCCTCTGTGGCATTTTCCACAATCTTTTCCGTTGCGTTTTCTACAACAGACTCGGTATTTTCTACAACTTTTTCAGGCTCAGCGTTTTCTACGACTTTTTCTTCTTCTGCCATACTTGCTGCATCCTTTTCTACCCAATGTCCGTTTTCGACTTTATGGGTCTTTTTGAAAGAACTAATGGCAATAGCCCACCCGTTCTTTTTCTCGTCAGAACCAATTGCATCAGCCTGTTTTGCTATTGCGTTAGCCTGTGCAACACTAATAGGAGGTTCTATTCCCTTTAACGCAGGATTCGCATCTTTCATGGACTTATAAGGAAACGTGACAATAAGTTCCTTCATCCTATCGCTTTCCGTTTTGTTCAATTCATCATCAATTGTTTCATTGGCGATTGATTTTTCGGGAAGCGTAGAGACTAATTCTCTCATTTTCTCGTTTTCTTTTTCATTCAATTCATCTGCGATTGACTGCGCCCATACCATACCAGCAGTACCACCCCATAGCAACCAGTCAATATTTTCCGGTGTGCCGTTCGAGGCTAAACCGCTTTTTTTATGCTCTGAGAAATATGCTGCCATCTGCTTTATTTTTTCCGGTTTTGCCTTCTCTTTGCTGGTTAAGTATCTTGCGGTGGCAATGCCAGACGCCGTACCGCGCGTAGCGCCAACTTGCAGCCTAAGCGCCAGACCGGTTTTCGCATTGTCTTTTACATCGGCAGGTATAACCATAGCAACATCAGGAAACTCTTCCTTTAGGGCTTTGTTATACTCTTTTTTCATATCTGCAAAAGATAAAACATTTGCGGCTGCACCCGGGATAGCCGGGGTTACATAAGTACCCAAAACAGTAATGGCTTCATATTTGAAATCGAGAAGTTCTGTAAGACCGTTTTGTATGGGTTTTGAATCATAAACGCTCATTTCCACACTTACAGGTTTACTGCCTCCGTCACGTTTAAAGAAACTGAGCAATTCGCCAGTATATTTTTTCCAGACATAGGCAATAACGGACAGCATTGTTCTACCATCATCCGTCTTCTTGCTTTTTACTTGAGAACTCTCTGGTACGAACCCGCACGGAACTTCTTGAGCATCGTGTGTGCCAATATCATCCAGTTCGGGGTCATATTCCCAAACAATCGGGCAGTTCTTTATAGTATCTGCGGTCTTTTTCAGTGTATCTTCTGAAACATACATGTCATGAAGATTCTCTCCAGAAGCAAAAAAGTCTAAATCCAAGATTGCAAAATTAGAATTGGGATTCTCATCAATCATCTTGGCGTCTTCAACTGTAAAACGTAATTTTTTTGTCAATTTTCTACCTCCTTCCTGCGGAGTTGTACTCCGCTAGGATGTTATTTAGCCAAACCAGCCAGTAATTTTAAATGCAAGGGCATTTTCTTTAAGGCTGCGTCCAGTCTTTCAGTTTTGGCGAAATAATAGGAATCTCCGTCAAGACCAAGCACAGGCAAAGAACACTTGTATACAAGATATCTCATAATAGGCTTTTTGCATTTGTACTTGTTTTCAATGACCGAGTTATTGATAATCATAAACACCTCTAATCTTCGATTTCTGTAGAATCATTCCATACTTTGACTCTCCACCAATCACTGCCGCACAGTTCTGCGTTATCAAAAAATGTTGTTGCTTCCTCATATTCATTCTGTTGCTTTGTAATCATTTCACGCATTTTTTCTTCAACCACTGGATTATCTTCTGAAATTGCCATCTTTTTGATTTCATCAATACTGGTTGTAGTAAGAATTTCGCGGTCTACATAAGCTTGCGCAATATCGACAATAGAATTAAACTTAATGTCTATTGCGTCAATTTCTGGAATGACTATGTTTGCCCCAACATCGGTGAGCAAATTAAAAAATTCCAGCGAATGCCCTGTTTCCTCTTCATGCTGCTGCTCAAAATGTTTGGAGAGATTATCAAAACCTTTATTTCTCAAAAATCCACATATGAACAGGTAGAGATTCGCATTGTATTTTTCGTGTCCGATTTGTTCGCAGATGGCGCTACGCAATGTTTCGCTTATTAGTGAATATCCCATTTTTACCTAGCCTTTCCGCCACGTCCAATATTAGACCCTTGAGTTCTGGTTGCTTCACCTTCATCGGATATTTCCGAATCGCTCTTTTTTGGTCTGCCTCTTTGGGATGGCATTCCTGTATCCGGTTGCCCGGGTTTTGGTGTTGCTGGCACTGGCGTCGCTTTTGGCGCAGCCGGTGCTGGTTTTGGATTCAACTTTGCCGTTGTTTTAACAAGGTCTTGCTGGTCTTCGGCAGTTTCTCCAAGGATTGCTTCTTGATTCAAAACAGATGGCACAGCAAGCATACCCATGAAGTCCATTGATTTTGCTTCCGCCATGTGCTTGATGAGGTCTGCGGGTTTCATACCAATTGCAGCCGCAATCTTTTGCGGCAGGACAATACCCTGTGAGAATAAAGTCATTGCATTTTCGAGTCTTGCAGCCCTGTTTAGATAAAAATCAGTACCTTCAAAGGCAAATCTAAAATGATATGTCCTTGTATACTTATTTATCCAATAGTTCATGAAGTCATTAAACTGGTCATAGAGTATTGTCATCATTTGCTCATCGACATTCAAACTTAATTGAGTTTCGATAGCGTTTGGTTTAATGTTACTGGTAAATATAAGGTTGGTATTGATACCGCTCATTCCCAACGTAGTTCTTACATAACTATCGTACAGAGTATTGTCTGCATCAAAACTGATACCTTTTATGTTCTGTAATGGAGCAGATGCAACACGGATAGAATCCGAAATAGCACTTCTTACCAACGCCATAAACTTGCCAAGCAAATCCGGGCTGATACCAATTGTATCTTTTACCGTTGCTTTTGTATTCTTGTCTAGCATCGGTACTTCACCCATGATTAGTTTACTTGCAGTAGCCATGTTGAGATTTTTTTGTAAATTACGCATCAGCGGCTGTAAAATCAAGTCCTCAAATAATGGGGTAAAATAAGGTAACCTAGTTGCTAGTTCGGGAGTAAATTTAAAGCAAACACCTATGGTTGTAGGTACATCCACCCAATAAATCCAAGAACTTTTTCCCCTTGCTTCGGGGGGCAGTGCCGGGTCATAATTTCGCGTGACATTTGAACTTTCCCATATTTCATTAAATTTCTTTTTAAAAAAAGGTGGATACATGTCAAGGTCAACACCGGGTTGAATAAACCAGTACATGTTGAAGCTAAACAAAAAACCGCCGTCCCACCTGCCTGTTATTTTACAATATTCGGCGGGTAATTCTTGCAAAACAAACTTATCGCCTGTATCAACAAAACAAGCAAAAAAGGCGTCGTTCCTTAACATTTCTTTTACAGCACTTCGAAACTCTTTTCTGTATTCGAAACGGTTTAGGAATTTTTCTACAGCGGCAAGGTCTTTCTTGTATTTTGCTGTACCATAATCATCTGTTTCTGCGGTGGATGTATAAGTTAAATCAAAAGAAAGCATATCCCCTAAATAAGAAAGCAAGCGCTTATAGACCATGCTTGTTAATTCAAATGATTGTGAGAATGCTTGTATTTGTGGTTCACTACTTTTAGGCTCTTGCATCGCCTTATCAAGCATGTCTTGTGTAGCTTGCATTGGGTTGAGAGTAACATCTCTCATTCTACCGCTTACCAAATCAGGGTTCAGATAGGTTTGTCCGTACATGCCGCTCATAGCCCGAGCAAACTCAATAACGTTCCATACATCTTGTTCTTTTAGAATTTCTTCTTCGGCAAATTTTTCTTCTGTACCATCGCTTTTTATTTCATCATTTTCTGCCATTATGCTCCTTCCCTACTTTGGATAAATTTGTTATATGTTTTTCTCCAATTTTCTCCATATACTATGCTTTTAATTGTTCTTAAAGAACATTTACCCAAATATAAGTTGCTGATATCTTTGATTTTGAAATTTTTATTAAATCTTAAATCTAGGATTTTCAGTACATCTTTTTCTTTTAATTTTGAAAAAGATATATTTTCTCCACAAACATGAAGGCTACCATCTTTTATTTTTTTCTTATGAATTTCAGAAAGATGTTTTCCTTTTTTAGAATTAGAAATTTTATCTCTTGTTTGTTTTGTTATTATATGCCCTTTCATAGAATCAGATATTTTTTTATTTATTTCTGGTGGTCTATTTTTTGCAAACAAAGATATTTTATTTATTGTTTGTAGAGTATGCTTTCTACCCAAAAGACCTTCTCCCCCATCTGTTTCATTGTAGGTTTTATTTTTTGCATTATAATAAGAGATAAAATATATTTCTCGCTCTGTTAATTTCTTATTGTCTTTTTCACACTTTTCAACAATTTGAAATTTAAAGTTTTTTTCTCCATATTTGTTCCAAGCATATTGGAGATGCCTGTTTTTATGATTGTTTTTATTTAATTCTCTTTTATGTTGATTAAATCTTTTTTCTATGTTTACTGATTTTCCTATATATTTTTTATTGTTTACAGTATTTTCAATACAATATATTCCAGATATCATTTTATTTTCCTTTAGGATACAGTAAATGCCGCCAAAAATGCTTCTTCATCGGTTCTCGTGTCTCTGTCTTTCAGCAATTCCGTATCCATTAAAGAGACATAATAATTTAAATAAGATACGGATGTATAACGGTCTTTTCTAGCCCCGGCAGGTTCGACCAAACGGATTAGACCGTTTGACATTGCCATTTCAAGCGCAATCGATTCGTTTATCAACAAGGTTGTTTGTAAATGTGCTTGTAACAAGTAAGCCCTGATACCTGTATCATCTTGGTCTAGGATATCTTTGTTACCAGACTTTATCAAAAAATCCTCCTCGGTATTATCATCTACTAAAAATGTCAATAATTTTTTCTTCAATCTTTCCCTGAACTTTACCGCAATCAGTGAGTTCAATTGTGCAGTCGCGGATATCGGGAAGATGCAACCTTTTGCCTCTTGCCCAAGAGTTCTGGTTATCAGTTCTTCATATACCTTGTTGTCCACATTTTCAGAATCCATTACAGTATAGGCTGGATATTCAATATTCCTTGTTTCATCCTTGGTTACAGAGGAAAGCGCATCGAACACACTAATACCTGCATTCGCCAAGTCCAGCACGAGTATATCGCCCTGAAACTCTTCATATATCTGTTTTATACGCAAAGCTTGTAGACTTGTATTTTTGCCATTATGGGATTCCATAAAGCATATTTCTGTCATCCAACCTTTCCTACTTGGAAATAATCTTGAACAAGTTATAATTGTATTATCGTTTGTAGACCCGGCACGCATAGCCACATCTACAGAAACGATACGCATTTCATCCCCTATTTTTGGTATATCATAAGTGTTCTTTCTCGTCGTTATGTACATTTCGTCGGTTATCGGTCTCCAGCTTCTTTTTATAGAGCGATTGAACAAGCCAAGCTTGTAAAAAGAATTCGTTGAAGAACCATACGGGATATTACCATATTCCATCAAGAAAGTAATCGGGTCAAGGTCTCTTTTTTCTTTTGCCATTTGCTTCTTGGTTTTAATGCCGTGATGTAGAGATATCCAGTAGTCAAGGATAATGCCTTTTATATCCGGGTCGTCATTCGCTATCATCTTTATGAATTTTTTAGCTTCTGCCCACCATTCATAAGATTTATAATAAACACTCGAGATAATGATTTCCAAAGGCTCTTCCCGCAGTTCTGAAATTTCTGCATATTCCGCTTTTTTCAAATATGGGGGTTGGCGTGCAACCAAGAACGGGCGTATGATTGAATCAATAATAACGGTTGGAATTAATCGTCTTTCTTCCAATACGGTCACATGGCTTCTGTGCCCACGCCCACCTTCACCAGATACTACTACGTTTATTTTTGAACCATTTACAAAGGTCATTTCCCATTTATTCTGGTTTGTGACAATATTAGCGGTTTCCCGGGCGATGTTCGGATGCTCATTTTTTAACGAAACACATTTTTCCGAAATAATCAAACCCGCCTGTGCCTTCGTCGAAGAAGCCAGTGCTACGATTGTACCCGGGTAAAGAATGCAGCGTGCGATTGCATACACGGCAATAAGCCATGATTTTGCACTGGCACGTGAATCATATCCGACAAATTCTGTGGAACGAGAAATCCAATTAATCCAGATACGCTGATAAAAATATAATTTAACTCCCATGTAATGTTCTACAAAATAGCTAGGGTTTTTTCTATAAAACGTGCACCAGCTTTTGAGTCGGTCTATCTTCTGTCTACTCATTCCTTTTTCTGTAATCATTTTAACAGGTTCTCCCTGCCTTGAAAAAGGTTTCATGTTTCTAAGAGGAGGGACAGAAGACCTATTTATTTTCTTCACGTCTTTTCCTCCAAAACTCTGATATTTTGTTTTTACATTCTTCCGTTTGGTGAGTTCCAAGACGAGGGCCGGGTTTTCCTTTTTTAGCCTCAGACATTTTGTTTCTTGTTTTTAAGGAAACTTTTTTCCCATAAAAAGGACTGTCCTTTCCTTTTTTCCCATATAAAGGATGCTCTTTTCCTTTTTTAAATCTTCCTGTGTTGTAAGTTTCTAGTTTCTTTTTTGCTTTTCGCTCTTCTGAATATTGTGTCCCGGTCTTAGTCTTGGATATTTTTTCTTTTGTTTTATTCGAGTGAACCATTCCTAAATTATTATTAACACATTCTTTTCGAATATTATATAAACTTGTTTTGTAATAATCTACAAAAAATTGTTCATAGAATGTAAGAGAGTTTGGTTTTGGTTCACAATAAATTAAAATCTTAAATATAAAAGAAGACTCTCCATATATATTAAACGCTCTTTGCAAATGTATACTTTTGTGTCTGTTGTTTCTAAGAGCGGAAAAATGGTCTGATTTTCTTTTATAAAAGTTTGTTGTTTGTCCTATATATTTTTTATTATTTATAATATTTTCTATACAGTATATTCCGCTATTCATAGCATTATTCCTCGTCTACCATTCCGTCGTCAATACCTTCAAATTTAGCAGCTTCCTCATCGGTCAATGCAAATTCTTCCTCGTCTTTGTCTCCTTCTTCTATGTTAAAGTCCTTGCTGCCTGTAATAAAGTTTTTCAAAGGTCTGACAAAATATTTTTGGAAATATTCTTCCACATTACCCACATCGCGATACATATCCCCACGCGGGTCAGTGGATAACCATTGTGCGGGTTCTTGAGTTTCAATATCCTGTATCCATAAACCGAATGTTTCCAAACCTTTGTCGGCATTAGCCGCATTGATGGCATTTGGAGAAATAGCTAGATTTTTCATCAAGTCCTGCAACTCTTTTACCAACTTGTCCGTGTTGTCGCTGTTTGCTCTCGCAGTTTTAATGTCAAGAAGAGTATAACATACTTGTTTTAATAAAACCACCTCTGCCCGTGTGTCCGCTTTGTGGGTTTGTTTGAATTGCACGAATTCATTTTCTAAAAATTCAATATCTTCTTTGGGTAAACCTTTTCCCCAAAACATTTTTACATCGTCGGGTATTGGGATTTCTTTGGTATCAATCTGTTTTTCAGTAAATATTGTGCCAACATCTGTATAGGTCTGGTCTTCCATACCCTGTTTATCCATGCTCTTTTTGGTAGCTGTTAATTTCATCTTATAAATGCTAAAGATGGCGTTGACCTTCTTTCCACCTTCCAGCAGTGTATTGATATGAGCTTTTGTTGCAGAAACAGCCTCGTTGGAAAACTGCACGTTCAAAGAAGTGCACATTTTGTGTATCGTCTTTTCCATGCTGTTGTTTTCTGCATACAGTTTGTCATACATCAATTGGATGCAATCTTTGCAAACGCTCATTAAACCGTTCGCATCGACAAAACCGGCATCCACACAATCATAGAACTCTGAGGCAGGACGCATTTTCATGCATTTTCTGCACCAAGATTCTTTAATAACAACACCTGTTTTGGTGGTTATTTCTTTCAATTCTTTTGGCATTTCGCCCTCCAGAAACATAAAATCTGAATTTTATTGCGCCATTCTTGGCGCTAATAAGCGCGGGAGGAATTGAACCTCCCTGAACAACCAGTACGCTTAGTTTTTAATTAGCCCTGCGGAACTTCGGGAGCAGGAGGAGTGGGTTGTACTGGAGGTACAACCTTATCAATTTCAGCCTGTATTCCTGCAACAGTAGCTACAATCTGCTGTTTATTGGCTGCAATAGCTGCCAATAATACGCTCTGCATGTCGTTGGTTAATTCCTCTACCTTGATGGCAGCGAGATTACCCTCCGCAATAAGGTCAGCAACAGCCGCATTTAAAGCATCGACATTAATCATTTTATTCTCCTTCTCAATTGTCTAACCTTGTTTTTTAGGAAAAAGATTACTTAATATAGCGCCAATCAAGCCCGTGCAACTTCCGCCTACGGGGTTTGGGCTTGGGCTTGGGTCTAAAGGGAGTTCAACTGCGGTGACAGCTTCTCCTCCATTTCTAAATAAGAGATTTAGGTCTGCTTCCGAAATATAAGCTTTGCCTTTTATACCCCAATCGTTGCCCCAAGAGTTCTGGATGCCGTATAAATCATCCGCAGTAACTTCGTCTATCAGATAAGCATGCCCACCCGCTACATCCCCTGTAACGTGGATGACATTGTTTTCATCCGGGGTGAACATATCATTAGTCCATGTCGTGCCCATAATAACCGGCCCACTTGTTAACAACCAGTATTTTATTTCTGCAACAGAAGAAGCGAAAGCATAGGCGTTCAACCTACCTGCGCTCTTCAATACTTTTGCAATAGAACGCACGTTTGAACCATTTTCTTGATTTGGTTCACCATCAATTATTTTACATTTATAATAAAAATCGTGTCCATCTTGATTGGTATAATTATCCTGTATAGGATTGTTAATACCCCAATCTGCCCCACTGAAACCCACGCAGTGCGGGGTTTCACCTTGGTTCAAAGGCTCGGCAAGAAAATCCCATTTCATGCTTGTAGGCACTGCCAGTTTATAATACTCCTTTGCCATGAATGCGGAGAGAGAATAATCTCTTGCATCAAACGGAGAAGGATTTCTACCAAGATAAAATTTCATATTTTCTCCAGTCTATGGGCGGGGCGAACACCCCGCCCATATTCCAATTAATATTAGCTAATGAACCAGAGGTCTAATTTCTTAACGCCGTTCATTGTGCCAGCCACTGCATAAACGCATAGGCTGAGCGTAGCGCTTGCGGTCATTGTACCAGCATCGACTGTGCCATAAAATTGATGGCTAATCAGGCGATTCGTATCGTTCAATGCAACCGGCATACCGATTCCTACATCGAGTCCAACAGATACTGTATCGGCTGGATTGCTTCTGGCAGGATAATCGATGGATGTTATGGTTTTGAAAGCCACCACACCGGCTGTAGTAGTCGTATTGCCTTCGGCAATCGTATCGGTGACAACCGCATCCGCATAATCCGTACCATGAATAACCACGTTGCCAACTTGGTTGGCAGATGTGGTGATGTTCACTGTTCTAGGAAAATCTGGACTGGTGATACCGGCAACAATTCCGGGTTGTGCACCAGCAAGCAGAGTAAAAGCTGCTTTTACATAAACCGTATCATTCACAAGAGGAGTGACGGTATATTTCTTAATAGAAGCAGCAGCGAGAGTTCCCACAGCAGGGGGAGTGATACCCGCGGAGAGGATTGTGCCCAAACCACC